TTTTAATTTGTAATGACCGTGGCCCGTAACCTCTGTCATCATAACAGGTGTAATAAATAATGAGTGTAAATCCATAATATTCCTTTCTAAAGTTGACCTTTTGTAACCTCCATAAAACTTACAATTATGTGAACTTGGTTAGCAGCATTAGCTTGTGCTTTTAACACATCAGACTCTTGCAAAACAAGGGGTTGAGATAATAATTCTGTGGTCGTGTTTGTAGCAACACTTTTGGCTTTAAATAATTCAAATGTTGATGATGATCTAACTACTTCTAAATCTACGAGTGTAGTGCTCCCTGAGTCATTACAAATTAAAATAGATTTTACAACATCAGTTGTGGGTGGGACAGGTGGTGAAGCACCAGGATCAGCTGTAGGCACAGTTAGTATAGTTGTTAGATCTGTTGTTGTTAGATCAGCCATTGCGCTTTTAAATGTATTAGCCAAGGAAGAATGTCTCCGATTCTGTTTCTTCTTTTAAGTCTTGTTGAAAGTTTGTATTAAGTAAAAAAACTATTTGTTCAAGTAATCTAATCATTTGATCAAATTGACCAGCGTCATATTCTGGTGTTGCGTTTGGTAATCTAGTAATATTTATTTTTGCCATTATCTTCTACCGTCAGGTCTTATTTCTAATTTTTGTGATCCAAGTCTCCAAGGTGTATCATCAACTGTGTTGGTTGTATACCGTATTTTTACTGCTCTGCCTCTACCCCTAACGCTTATTTTTTCTGTTGTGTTTGTTATAGATCCACTGGTCTGCACGTTCGCAGATGATTGAGGATATTGTTCTAGTGTCAATTGTGCCGTCATTGTGTTTGTTAAATTGTCAAAATCAGGAACTAATTTACTTACTGACATAAGCTGGTCACCGTCTGCTATCTCTACAGATCCAGTTTCTAAAAACGCTGTTATAGCTGTGCCATCTGCTTGATTATTACCAGACTCATGTTCAAATATAGATGACGCACCAGCAGTTAAACCTAATATGCTTGTAGCGTTTGCGGTTGCAGATGAGCTGTATTCTGTGGCTATTGGTTTTTCATAAACATAGGCACCGAGCCACGTAGTTCTTGCAAGATTTATTGTGTACCAGGTGTTCTCTAAATAATTATAAGCAACAGCTCTATCTATTTGTGTAGCATTAGCTGAAGGATAATACCAAATAATTTCATTAAACGCTGTGTTTAAGCCAACTGCAATGTCATTTTTGTTTGTGTAACTTAAATCATCAAATACATAATCTTGCACTGAGCATGGCATTTTTTTGACAACACCATCAAAAAGGTAAAATGCGTTGTCTGACATCCAGTAAGCTACACCGTTAACCTCTATGGCTGCATGCTGAGCTATTAAACCAGCATTTGCACCAAGTTGTCTAAGACCAAATGTGAAAGGTGTACCGACAAATTGTATACCGTGTAATGAAGTATCAGTCCAAACTAGTATCTGACCTGTTGATTTTACTGCGCCTACAATTCTAGAGCCATCTGTGATCCTTAACGAACCTGCTTCGTTTGTAGCTACAGGTGTGTAGTCTGTTGCATCTTCTCTATCTGAAAATCTAAATAACAAATCATCTTGTGTGGCTGTATTACCAATTGTAGTCTCTGTTCCAAATATCAACAAATGTCTTGTGTCAGTTGAAACAATGCTAAATCTCGATGCGGTTGGAGCATTTGACAAAGCTGTAGCTCTTGCAGCCAAACCCCCTGATGTATCCCAAATGAAAGTACCACCATCTAATACAGTTGCTATTAAGTCTTCACCAAAATTATCTAAAGACCAGTTTCTACCTGCCACTACCACATTAGAAGAGGATCTTGGTTCATCCCATGTACTAGCACTCCAAGTTTCTGTACCCCAACCATAGCCATATGTTGACGAAGTAGGACCAGGATTAATTTGATAACTAGCGGTTGTAGAACCTCCACCCGCTGATGTAGTCCCAGATGCATTTGTACCAGCATTTATTGTGTAGGTGTTACTGGTCGGCACAGTTAAAACTTCAAACTCATTATTAAAATCTATGCCGTCAACAACGTTTGTAGCAGAGCCATTATCAAAAGTAACAAAAGC